TCTGTCTTTAATAGTTCCCTAGTAGCATTGGCGTAATTGTCAATGGCTTCTATTTCAGTATCCCAAGGAATAACTTTTGAATAAGTAGTCTGAGCATCTTTCTTATAAAATGCTTTTGCTCTTGGATTTTTGTAATCCGTAGGCCCTAAGAATTTAGTTTTAATTACTAAACCCTTAACCTTTATTTCGTCCATGATTCGATCTGTCATAGTCTTAAAAAGGTTGTGTCCAGTTTTCATATTGCCAGGATGTAATCTTGCCATCCTTACAAAGCGAATCTGTCCAGTTGTTCCAGGCTTCTCTTTTAGCTACATAATCAAAACGGTTTTCTTTTAACCAGTCTTGATGTAGTTCTTTAAAAGTCTCTAAGACTTCTTTCTTAGTAATCATTTGTTTGATTGATTTCTGGGGCTTAGGATCTACTTGTGGTAGTCCTATGCGTAGGATATATAGGTGCGGGCATCGATAAAATTAAATAACAAATATTGAAACAAAACTTTACAATTGACCTATAAATACCTATTAACTGGATTATAAGTCCAGTAAAAACTTAGTTATATCAATTATTTACAAAGATTAACTACAAAATTTGCAGTATAAGTTCTCTATGCCATGGGGTAAAAAGCAAAATCATATGCGTATGTTAACCCTTCAAATTTTTGTTCCAAAATTATTTTAGACCTGATCTATGAGTTACTTAAAGATACCTAAGGTTAACTATAGGATAACTATAAGTATCTATGGTTATCTATAAAAGTTATCTATAAGATCCCTATAGACTGCCCAGAGTTGTCTTATAGGGATCTTATATATTTTATTTTAGGTTGCTGTAGGCGGTTAGTCTTGTGTATCAACTATTAACAACTATCATCTGCTTATTTGATATCTATTAACTACTTATTTTAGGTCTTTAATTATCTTAGGACATCTATGGTCGCTATCCCCCCCTATAATCCCCCCCTTTCATGGGTGTATTTATCTACAAGTACGACCTAATAAGTGTTGCTTATAAATCCATCGGTGGAGGTATTAGAATTTCTTATCTGTGTAGGTGTTAAACCTAGTGCCGTTTGTGTAACAGAATTGTTAATAGAAGAACCCCAGTTATCTAGGTGTATGGAAAGTAATTCATCTCTTCTGGATTTGATGTTACGGTCTTCATCCTGGTTCATGTACTCAGTCCAATAGGCTACTGCCCCTGATAAAGCGTCAAGGATGTCATCGTGTACTAGAGAACCTCTATGTTTTGTTATGCGAGACATTTGATAGAAGAGTTGAAGTTTTAATTTACGTTCTGGAGCTTCGTTGGGGTTTGATCTATAGTCTTTTTCCACTACCTTGCGGTCGAATATAAGCCTGTGAGAGTTCATTACTGGTTCTAGGGTATCTATTATGCGTAGTTCTTTAGTCTTTGTATTACGTACGTCTTGTACTTCACAGGGGTGGTAGCGAAGGAGAAAGGGTTTTAGTAGTTCAGCAAACATACCACCACCCATATTTGACTCAACGAGGATTGTATTTACTTTATTTGTCTTGGCTATTTTGGAGAGGGTTGTTAATACAGCGTCTGAATAACCACCGTTAAGTCCACCAGCATCTGGAACGTATAGGTTACCGTTTAACATCTTGACTACAGCGTAACCAGTAGCATCTCTACCCTTACCAGAGGGGTCAATGAACATAACAGAGCCTGTATATTCAATCCAATCACCGAATTGCTGTGCAGGTCTGTAAAAGTGGTCACCGTTAAAGCCTACACAGGGTAATTCTTTGATGACGTATTCGGGTGATGATGACCAAATTACCTTTTCTGGTGCATGATCAGGGTTGACACTGCTGATGATGAGATCTGAAAGCTTTAGAGGGTAACGGTCTTGATCACTAAGGCTAGTGTCTAGCATAAATTGCAAGCTAAATCCAGAACGTCCATAGGAGGCTTCACGTTCCATTAGATCTATTGATGAGAACCTATCAGGGTCAACAGGATCTTTAGGCTTTACAAGCTCTTCTGATAGCTTCTGAGCTAACTTAGGAGCTAACCTGTCTCCATAGTTATTTTTAAGTTCTGGATAACGTGCAGTCCATATGCGTGTGGTATATCCACGTTCTTCAAGGGTTAGGTATAAAGATTGTTCTGTTTGTGGTGTACCTAGAAAGGTGATTTTACCGCTTGGTTTCAGTATTGCATCAAATTCTTTTACAGCTTCTGATAGTTTGTCTCTCATCGGTTGAGTAAAGCTGTTATTTGGTACTTCCACATCATCAGCAATCACTTCATCTGCTCTACTACCAGCCATCTGTCCTAAGACACCCTGAGACTTAACAGAAGGGGCATGATCAGCAGATGCAGGCCCAACATCAAAACTTATCTTTGAGTTTCTCTGAGAGTCTTCTGGACGCAGTGGAGCTAATATTGGCATCTCGTTTATAAGACGCATGGTAAATGTACTGAAGTTGTCTGCTCTATCTTTACTTGCAGAGACAACAAGGAACTTTAATTGTGGATTCATCCGTAGTTTCCACACGACATAAGTACTTGTTATCCAACTCTTACCCACTCCTCTAAAGGCCTGTATGATCTTTCTGCGAGGTCCGTACTGTAAGTACTCAGCAATGTCTAATTGAACTGGTGTAGGGTCTGGTAGGTTAAGATGACGCCACGTTATGATTAGAAAGTATCTAAAGTCTTGTAGTTTCTCAGGAAGCGGTTGCATATTGTTCAAGAAAGCTTAGTTGAATAGGATTGTCTCCTGTCCATTGCTGGCTCATAGCCAGTGCTATTCCATCATAGGTACGAGATCTGTCTTTCCATCTGTCAGGCCCTGGTGGCATCATATGCACTCTTGGTTCTCTACCCTCAACAATATCTGTAGGTCTTAGTTTTGGTAGGTTCTTTAGCCACAGACATGTTGCCTTTGTTTCTCCATGACCAAACATCCATGGCTGTATTGTCTGATCTGGTTGTCTTATGGCAGAACTGATGACACTTACAGGGTTTTCTATACACCATCTCTGTATCGGTGCGTTCATAAGCAGTCTTACAAAATCAAGAGACTCTTTCTGCTCTTTTTGTTTTCTCCAGAAGTGTGCTGCACCTGATACTGCCAAGTGTTGACAGGAGGGGTGTGCAATCATCAAGTCGAAATCATTGTTTAGGATGTCTCTTACGTCACCTTGATAATGTGGTCCTTCCACTTCTGTAGGTAGGAGATCACAGCTTATAGCATCATGCCCCTGTGATATAAAGGCATCTCGTACTCTGCCAGAGTATTCACAGGCTACAAGAACTTTCAAACTATCTTTCTAGAGCAGGTATTACATCAAGGTCTGGAAGGTTTGACATAAGATCTTCCATAGGACTTTTCTCTGTTGGAATACATTCAATACCATTATCCTTGAGAAGTTGTCTTGCTACGTTAAGATCACCAGGTTTTGCATCTCCACTTCTTACCTTGTCTAACAATTCTTGTATGAGAACTGTATGAAGGTGTTCTAATAATTCTAATTTATTTGCTTTTTCCATAGTTAAAATGTTCTTGCAACCAATATACCCTGTTTTAGAAAATTATGCCCAATACAGCTACAGTTGGACAACGATTCAAGATTGATGATCGTGTCGTAAGAAACCATACGATTGGATACTCAGGTAGTAAGTATAAGAAACATATAGGAACTGTTACAGAAGCCGTTACAAGAGCTAATAAGCTTGGTGTTAATCAATACTATTACAAAGTAAAATGGGATGATAGAAGGTCATCTGAACACGCTCAGCATAGTCTTAAACCTGTCGAGTAGTGTCTTTTTTGTCTTATATTTTTTCTTCTTAGTTGGTTTTATGTTATTTGTTCTGTGATGTTCTGATATTTCATAGCGTATAAGTTTTGTATTCATGTCTGATATACGGTCTATGGCAGCCATGATAAGAAAATCTTGTAGTTTATTATCATTCATTAATTGAAGACAGACTTCTCTAACGACATCGTTAGGCATCTCTTTGATTTCTCTTTTTCTGATTTCAATATCAAGTTCTATTTCGGGTGGTGTTTTACCAATAAGAACTTCATAAAACTCTTGATGGTTCATTTACCTGGAAATAATGCTTGCTCCAACATATCGCATAATTTGTCATCGACATCATTGTCAGTTTTTTGTACACAGGCACGAACCAAATCCAGTGCAAGTTGTCTTATTGCCTTGGATCTGAGGAAGGTGAAAAGGATTGGTCTGATGATTGCAAGCATAGGTTTTAATTATATACTTCCCAATTATGTATATGTTTGCTAATTTTGGCTTGACTCCTCACACAAGTCAATAAGCCCTATTCCCCCAAAGTAGGGTTTTTCTATCTTCTAGGTTTAAGTTCTACTACAGCAAGTTCTACTTCTTTTAACCTATGAAATACTTCTCTCATATCATCGTGCATAGTGTCAATTTTATCTGAGAGTAATTCAATAGCAGTTGTATTTCTTACAAGATCATCTCTTGATTGTCTTCCTCTGTAGGAAATAGAACCAACAGAAACAAAACAAGCTGTTAGTAAAGCTCCACCTACTGCTGCTATTACTTCAATCACTTTTCAAAGCATTTATCTATGCCTATTATGACAGAAAACAAGAACATGGACGAACAGAAAAAGCCTAATCCTCTTCAAAGACTTAAAGAAAACATCACAGATAAAGAAGAACAATTAGCTTTTATCTCAGTTGTAGTAAGGCTTGTTGTTGTTGGATGGAGTGGTTTTATTGTTTCCCTAAATTACATAACGATCCCAGGTTATAGTAACGAGCCAAAAGATATTACATTCCCTGCAAGTTTGCTGACAGGTGCATTAGCGAGTTTTGGATTGGAAGGTGCTAAGAAACGTGGTGATGGAACATATAAGCCTGACGAAAAACCATTGAACAAGAAAGAAGTAGAACAGTTACTTGCTACACAATCAGGTGGGTTTCAAACGATTAGAATAGAAACTCCGATCAAGATACTTGGTGCGGAAGTTGTTGACAAAAAAGAGGACAAAAAATGAAAAAACTAATCCCATTATTACTTTTGGCTTTTAGTCCTGCTTCTTATGCAGACATAACTCAAAAGTTCACGACATCTGCACAGATCACTGTAGATATG